ACGTCAAAAAGATCGAGATGATTTGCTTAAGTGGAAAGAGGATAGAGTAAACATTATTAAAAGTTACAAAGATGCCGATGATGCTCGTAAAGCTAAACTAAAAGCTTTTGTAGTAAATGAAGTATATACAGATCGTAGTAAAGCTCCCGTAACTGAGCTAGTACAAGTACTTAGAATGATTAACAATAATCCTGAGCATTATGTGCAATTGGCTGATGTTCTTATGGATTACAGTCCAGAAAAAGGGATTGACTATGATCGATTAACAAAAAGATTGAACACAAAAATAACTTCTTCTCTAAAGGACAAACTGGATGATACAGCTATTGTTCCTAAAGGGAAACAAATTAGAAAGAAAATTGAAGAAGAGTTTAATTGGGACGAATGGGCTAAACAACTTCAATAAACAACAAATACACAAAAATAAATATTTATGTCTGCTAAAGGTTCTAGCCTAGTAATTCGTCGTTACGAAGGCTTTGGAGGTAATTACATTAACTCCCAATATTTGTCTGCTGCCTATGATACAGGTAAGCCAGATATGCTTGATAATACCCTCTCGACTATTTACTCTGCTAAGTCACGTTTCTTTACAGGTAAGTTGTTGACTGGTTTAACAAAAGGTTCCCCTATCGGAACAAAAGAATTGACCACTGAAGTTTTCCGTTGGAGACTACAAGGTGCTGAGATTCGCAATGCTGTTGTAGTTACAAACATCGAAAGTGGCAACACTGCTCCAGGTTTGAATGGTACTACTTTCCGCATCAAGTTGGATTTGAACTATTATTCTCGTCCAGACGTTCTGCTTCCTAAGAATCCAGAATATCCATGTGAGATTGTAGATGGCCCATTTAACGATGGCGATGGTTATATTTTTGTTTTGAGGCTCCAAGGAGATGATCCTTCTAAGTACCTTCCTGCTGATCAATTGGAAGTAGGCGCAGAATGGTCTAAAGGTTGGACTAGCGTAGTAAGTGAAGCCAACGACCAGTTCGGTACTCAACAGTATGCTGCTCCATTTATGCTTGAGTCTCAAGTAGGCGCATTTGCCCAGAAGATCACTGTAACTGATAAGGCTCTTCGCGATGAAGGTCGTCTCGGTTTTGACTTTATTTACACTGATCCTAATACCGGCAAACAGCAGGTAGTTAAGCGCTTTATGCCTTATGCTGAAGCTAAGCAGTGGAATGAACTGTATCAGTCTATGGAAGTACAAGCGTGGTACGGCGTTAAGCAAACTAAGCAATCTACTGTTGCTCCTGAGTGGATAAAAACGGGTCTTTGGGCTCTCCTATTTAGAAATATTTAGGCAAACACTTCTTTAATTGCTGGGATCTCCTACTTTATTATAATAAAGGGACAATCAGCAGCTAAGCGTTTTATACAAAAAACAAAAACAAAACATGAAACCAGATTTCCACTATAAGATAGGACAAAAAATAGGATTATTCACTATCAGTTCCTACGAAAAAGAAGGACTTCATATATTAACATGTGAATGTGGATCTACCATTACAGGTGATTCTTCTCATATTACAGGCAAAATTTCTAATCTGTTAAAGGATGGTTATGTTGCTTGCCAAAAATGTCAAAATAAATTGAAGAAAGAATTTGAAGAAACAAAACTTGAAAAGTCTAATTTAGCTAGTTATAGAGATGCTTACAATCAAGTATTAAATAAGGCTAAAAAACGAGGCAAAGAATTTGCTTTAACTTTTGAAGAATGTTTAGATATCTTTCAGCAAGATTGTTATTATTGTAGTTGCCCTCCTTCTAATACCATAAAAAGAAGAAGCTCTGAATTAACAACAAACTATCAAGGAATTGATAGAATTGATTCAAGCATAGGATATTATAGTAATAATGTAGTTCCATGCTGCAAATATTGTAATGGAGCAAAACTAGACAGATCTGTAGAAGAATTTAACAACCACATTGAAAATATGTATAATACGAAAGTTCAACGACTAGCTCATTTGAGCGTAGGAGCAAGTGCTCCGAAATGGGAAGTATCCTCTTCTCGGTAGAGAAAGGATAAAGATATAGTCTGATCTATACAGTAATGTATAGCTGCGATACTATTCGCGGGTATGAATTAACGACTCATACTGAACACAGCCCGCCAGGGCTAAGAGAACAAATGAAAGATGGGCATACGGAATACATCAATACTCCTCCTTCTGTAACACGTTTGAAGGATTATTTGATGGATATTTTCTTTGCTCGTGAAGACGAGAACAACCGTGATGTTGTAGGTGTAACTGGTTCTTTAGGAGCAGTTAGTTTCCACGATGCTCTTGCTGCTGTTGCTGCTTCTTTCTTGACTATGGATACTCATTACATCCGTCGTACTACTGCTGACTACACAGATCAGGCTCTTGAGTTTGGTTCTATGTTCACCAGTTATGTAGGCCCTCTTGGCATCAAGATTCGTTTGGCGATCAACCCAATGTACGACTCTGCTCGTTACTGCAAGACTTACCACCCAATATACACTGAATACCCAATCGACTCAGCTCGTTTGACTTTCATGGATTTTGGCTCAACTGGTATGCAGCAGAACATTATGGCTCTTAAAGTAAAAGATACTTACCGTCATGCAACCATGATGGGTACTGTAGGTTAAGAAACTACTTGAAATTATGGAAATTATTATTGATGGCTTAAAAGCATTTAAAGAATATAAAAAGAATCACAGTTGGTATGTAGATTTTATTTGTGTTTGTGGTAAAACAGGAACCACGCTAAGAAAACACTTCTTATCTCGACATACTAAATCATGCGGTTGCAGAAGAGCCAAAATACATAATAAAAAGAATACTCCACTATTACCTCGTACAACTATAGAAAATGTACTGTACAATCAATATGTTAGAGATGCTAACAATAGAGGAATAGAATTCACATTAAATAAAAAATACTTTACTTTACTTACTTCACTACCTTGTGTATACTGCGGGGCTTTACCAAAAAATAAATGTAATTGGGGAGGCACTACAAGATTATACAACGGATTAGACAGAGTAGACAATGAAAAAGGTTACATTAAAAACAATGTAGTTTCTTGTTGTACACTTTGTAATATGGGGAAGAATAGGTTAGAAAAAGAAGAGTTTTTAGAGTGGATAAAACGAGTATATAATTTCAATTATGGGCCTACATTAAATTCGGTGAATTCGGTGAACATCTCTATAGAGGACAATACCGAACCAAGCTTTAGCCTAAACGACTAAAGAAGGTGTAACGCATAGATGTTGAAACTTCATAAGAAGAATATAATACATCCACGAGCGCCGAACCTATTGACCTTGTCAATAGGATAATATATGCTGAACTTACGAGATCTATAACGCCCACCTCGTAAGAAGTAAGAGATAAAAAACTCTTACGATAACAATTGCCAATGGGCGTAGTTAAAGGCCAAAATGTTGCGATGCTGAAAGCTCAGTACGATCAAAGCTGCGAAGGTACTTTTGGTATCGTAATGTTGGATCCAACACGCAGTGGTGAATTGATCTATAGCGATCAATCTACGCTCTAGTAGGTATTAATAATTAATAATATAATATCCTCCACCTAGACTAGCCCTTTAGGTGGAGGCTACTTATTGTCCCAACAATAAAAAACTTGGAATACCTTTAACAGATAATCGTAAAGGGAGGAGGAAAATACCTCGTTAACAAATAACAACAATTATGTCTTCTAAAGTATTTATATACACAATACCTCGTGACTCAGCATATGGGATTCACAACTGGACAGACCCTACTTCTGGACAAAAAGTCGATAAAACTAAAGTAGGAAATGCTAAAACAAAATTAACTGCACTGTATTCTCAACGCGTAGGAGGACTATTGAATGGTCTTTCTTACAAACCTTGGGAAGAAAAGGGAGTAGTTAAACTTGGAGCAAATGGAAAAGAGTTAACACTTCAGGACAAAGAAGAACAAAAATGGAATCTTACTCCTGGATTTTTAACCAATAAGTCATGGCGTAGGGGAGATAGTTTAGATCCTGAAAAGATGTCTTACTTTCAAATGAAAACATGGACATTAAAAGATGGAGCTACAGTGTTAGACCTAGCCAGTTTTGATGACCTTATGTTTTATTATGTAGCACTGGACTCTAAGTTTATTGCCAATTCCGAAAGGGAACTGAAGGCACATAAATGGCCTTATGCTACTCACTATATAGCCATTACAAATGAAGGAGAAGAGATTATCCACGAGCGCAACTCCCGCAAGATTAAAGCATTTGCTTTGCTTGCTGACCCTTCCTTGTCTTCTGCTAAAAAGAAAGAAATCATTTGGATTTTAGATCTAGCTTCTACTGCATCTCCATTGTCAGAAGAACAGGCAGATAACATCTTGTATCGCTTCATTGAAGCTGATTCACTACTCAAACCAACTACCGATAAGTTCATTCAGACTGCTAATCTATTGAAGGATGAAAAAGGTCGTCAAGAGTTTGCTGCTAGACTATTGCTTAAGAAAGCACTAGACACTCGTGTGGTTTATGAGAAGTCTGATTCTTATACTTGGAATCGTGCAAAAGGTTCTATTGTAATTGGAGAGCGTTATAGTGAAGCCATTGATTTCTTATTGAATCCTAAAAAAGATTCCTTGGTATTGGAATTAGAGCAAGAAGTTAAAGCAAAGCTTTTATAAACAATAAAGCGCATGACTGCTCAAGAACTGAAATGGGACTTCTTATTTAAGCGAGATAACATCGAAAGCTTAAAAGGAAAAACATTTCTAGACAATGAAATTGATTGGTTTTTAAACACTGCTCAACTTGATCTAATTAAATCCAAGCTTATCTCTCGTACTCCAGATGGTACCGGATTTGAGGAAACTCAGAAACGAATTGATGATTTAGGTACACTTGTAGTCTCTTATCCAGCACAAAATCCTATTACATTAATTTACCATCAGGATGAACACATGTATGAACTTCCACTAGCTGATTTAAAGTACGAGTATTTGTATTTTATAAATGCTAAAGTAGAAGTAATCAACTGTAGAAATAAAGCTCGAATCAGATTAATTCAGCACGATGATAAACTCGTAGCTGAAAATGATCCATTCTTAAGTAGCAATAGTACTGAGATACTGGCTTCATTTGGGTTAAGTAGTTCTGGTACAGGAAAATCAATTTATTTGTACCCTGATCTAAACAATACACTAGGTAAGATGTACATTGATTATGTACGCATACCTAGTAAGATTAGTCAAGGTACTTATACATATTTAGATGGGAATATCTACCCTACACAAACGTCGGAGTTGTCTATTTCCGTACATCCCGAAATTGTTGATTTAGCCATTCAATACGCTTCCACGGTAACTGGTGAACAAAGCAGCCGTGATGGAGCTATTAATAGACTACAATTAACAAATTAAACACTTTTATTTATTATGATTAATGGAAACAATCGTGCAGCTTTGGAAACTTTCTTAGTTGCATCTGCTGGTGACCTTGCACTGTACAACACTGCTGGTTCTGGTAACAACATTTCAAACGCCTCTACTGGTGCTGTTCGTCTTGCGGATGGTCAGTTGGGTATTTTCTGTGACTCTATTTTCGGAACAGTAGCATTGAACGTGGCTACGGATGCAACTCCTACGAAAGCAGAAGCTCCAAACATCTACATTGCTCAAGGTACTGCTGATAGTGCAGCTCCTTCTCAGAGCACTTACTCTTACCCATTGTTCCCACGCCCATACGAGCGTTCAGGTACAATCGTAGGTAATGGTGAAATTTATGCTACTAAGCAAGCTTATACAGCTCCAACATGGTCTGGTTGGGTAGTTGGCAACGCATCTACTGGTGCAATTGCTGCTGCTAACAATACCACTTATGGTCTGACTATTGCTTACACTGGTCGCGCTATGACTGAGGACATTAACCATATGGCTCGTCGTTATTTTGTACCTTCTTATACTACACCTAACTATACCGCACTTGGTACTGTTAATCCTGTAGATCATTTGGTACAAAACATGGTGTATCAAATCAACCGCCAAAGTCAAGTAGTTGCTAGCCAAAACAAAGGTTCTGAACCTGTTTATGCTATTGCATTGAATCTTGGTGGTACTGGTGGTACTGCGCGTGCTTCTATTACTGCTGGTTACCTTCCTTTGGTTACCACTACAACTGGTACTCGCGGTGTAACTTTGACTGCTGCTCAGGCAACTAGCTTGATTGCTACTTTGCCCGTAGGTTGTTCAGTTATCACTATTGATTTGACTACTGCTGGTAGTGCTGCCACTACCGATGCATTTGCAGTAATTGCTTTGGATCGTAAGTTGGCTTATGATGACCGTGTTCCTCAGACTAAAATTGGTCTTCAGATTGGTAAGCGTTATGGCTTTGCTAGCTCAGTTTACTGCGCTCAAGTTACTTTCGCTTTTGAAGGTCAAGGTGTAGGTCGTATTTTGGATCTAGAATACAAGCGTACTCACCAACAGCGTAAATATACGTTGAACCATGATGAGAACCCAATCATTCATTTCCCATCTCCAGTTAGTACTACTGGTACGTACAACCGTTATAACATCGAACACGTAACCAATAACACTATTGACAGTGCAAACACTGTTAAAGTTCCTCAAAAAGCTGTTATCCTTATTCCTACTGCTAGTACTACTACAGTAACGCAATGGGATGCTGCTATTGACTCTTGGTTAACTAGTGTGGGTTCTGACTTGGTTACGATCTAGTCTATATTAAATTAAACTTTAACTAAAGTAACTTAAGGAGAGTCTGAATTATGAAAATTAATTCGACTCTCCTTTTTTTATGTCGTTACATTAACAAACAAACTTTTAAATCATTTATACAAT